AACCCGCATTCTGCGGGTTCGAGCAAGGTTTTGCACCTTGTCCATTAAGGCTCTGACATCTCGGCATTTGCGGAAATGTTGAGTATTCATTGGAGATTTGCCATGAAACCACGAGGTTACAGCGTTGCTGACGACCAAACTGGTCCGGAGCAACACTATCGAAAAGTTATTAGCACTGGTGCAGTGTACGTTATCTATAACGGCACTAACACAATTGCCAAATTTAGCGATTCGTTAGCTGGGTATGATATCCCAGATTTTCACAAGCGCAAACGCGCTGGTGAGCTGTTACCTTACACTCCATATTCTAGATTCACGATAAAGGGAAGTTGGTCTGCATCCTATTATAGGAAGCAACCTCCTTACACTTATCACACGGATCAGAATTGGCAGAATGGTGTCACGGCTGGCATAGCCGTACCCTGGTATGTGTCGACAAGCGACATCAGTGGCGTTTTGTCTGAGATCGATCTCAGACCTTACGTTCAGATGGCTGCTGCGTCGATATACAGCTCAGGGTTCGACGCTCTTACCTTCTTAGCAGAGTTCCACAAGGTGGTTGCTATGTTTCGCAACATAGATGACCGTCTCCGGAAGCTCTTACGCGATAGGGATATCGCGTCCAGTTGGTTAGAGTATCGATATGGTTGGCGTATCTTGTTCTACGACCTCGTGTCGTTATCGAACGCGATTGCTAACCTGAACGACGACCGCAAGCGCAGGTCACAACGGAACGGTACTAGTACCTATTCTGATGTGGTCACCAATTACTCTTTCTCAGACGGTAATACTGGTTTCACAGGTGTGAACCAGGACCGAACTGAGATAAGTGTAAGAGGTTCTGTAACCGCCGATATCATCCCTCCTAACATCCAATTTAACCCCCTCGTAACTACGTGGGAGCTGGTGAAATATTCTTTCATCATAGATTGGTTCGTTAATATTGGGCAGGCGATTAGTGCGCTCAGCTTCTTAGCTTTGCAAACGAACTATGTTGCTGCGGGAGGAGTCAAAGTGACTTTCACTCGTTCCCGCAACATGACTTCTAGCTACGCCGTGAGTGGCTCCGTTACGGAGGTATCTCATGCCATGACTAGTAGTTGTTCGTTAAGCTACTTAGCTCGATCACCAATGGGAGTGTCGATGCAACCGTTCGTCAATCCAAAAGCTCTCAATGTCTCGAAAATTCTAGACACGTTGGCTTTAATCTACGGGGAAACTAAGCACACCAAGGTGGGCAAACGTATCCGTAGAGGGATTGCACGACTCTAAAAGGAGAAAAGCTATGGCTGCAATGCTTACAGCCCTCACTGAGTTTGCCGATAACGGTAACTCTCGCACCTATACCCTGACTGGTCACACTGCTTTGTCACCAAAGCTTGTGTTGCAGCGCAGGAAGGTGCCATCCGGGAATCAGATCGTCATCGAAGACACCGTTACGGTGTTGGAGGCGACTACTGATTCCGCTGGGGCAACGATGCCCCAGCGCGTGTCCTTTTCGGCCACCATTCGCCGCCCTTCAGGCGGTGATGCTGCGGTCGTTACAGCGGCATTGGCAGTCTTCCGCGATATCATCGCTGGAGACGAGTTTGCCAATACCGTCGACACCCAAGAGTGGCTCAAGTAATGAGCTCCTCAGGACAGGACCCCAAGCGGAAGCTTTCTAAGAGTGCGGTAATACGCAATCTCTTGTTTGCTACTGTTTTGGTGTCCGGTGTTGGTTGTGCAAACAACATGCGGGCGCCTATGCACGATGTGGCAGAGTATGTCGCTGACATACTCGAAGTCCTCACCGCGCAGAAAGCACCTTAGCTGTTTACATTTCTGTAACTTGAAAAGGAGAAGTATCCTATGAAGGATTTTCGAACATTAACGTACGACGTGTGTCGATGTTATGTCCACGACCGGATAGGCGTGATTCCTTCCTCTGTAACTAATCGGGTCCTTGGTTGGATCCGAAGTCGTGACATCGGGAAGTTGAGCTCTTGCCCAGACCATATTGAAGGTGCTTATCAGTCCCTTCATCTATGTCGGTTTACTCGCCAGGTAGCGGCGTTCTTTAAAAAGAACAAAGCTTTCTCGGACGAGTCGATCTGTAGTTCTGCAGCGGATAAGGCCTTTCAACGGGCCGAACTCTTATGCAGGATCACAAACCGTAGGCTGTCCTACTTCTACGAGCATGAAGACCGGGTTAACCCCCGCCTTCTTTCGCAGATTAGAAGGGCAGAGAGTTTCATATCTGAAACTCTGGGTGACATAGCTGACTTCGCATCGGTTTTGCCTTTGCGGATCAGGGTTACGGCCGGGGCGTCCTCCTCGCGGAGCCGTCGTGAGAGTCAACCCTTTAACAAGGTTACTCTCAAACGGCTGGCTGCGTCAGCAGCTGCTCAGCCTTTCTTGCGAGCTCTTTCCTCCCATTACGGGTACGATAAGATCTCGTTCAGAACGACTGAGTTCAATCGCGTGGAAACTGTACCGAAGAACTGGAAGACCCACCGTACGATAGCTTGTGAGCCAGAAGGAAACCTTTTCCTTCAACTTGCTTTCGACTCGTACGCTAAGGATCGACTCCGCTCGCGCGGCATCGATTTGTCAGACCAGTCCTTAAATCAACAACTCGCATTCGAAGGGTCAATACGCGACAATCTCGCTACTATTGATCTCTCGATGGCGTCCGAC